GTGAAAAACCTGGAATGGCAACAGACAAATCTAGCAATGATTTTTACAGTGCAGTATATCATGAACTGATTGCTATTGGTATGACACCAAAAGCTGCTCGCAATTTAATTTCGCATGACGAGGACTTTATAAGTGATGTAGCAAGTGCATACAACCACTACCAAACCAATCCAGGGTTGGACGAAACTAATCATGGAGTAGGTGAAGGTGTGCTTGGTGCAGTTGCAGGTAGTGCATTAGGTAGTGCAGTAGCTGGTCCAGTAGGCGGAGCAATTGGCAGCGCATTAGGCCAGGCAGCCACCGATGGTGGATCAAGCATGATAGAAAGTTCATGCAACACAACCATGGAAGGTGAATACTGTCCAGAACACGGCCTAGCCGAATGTGGCATGTATGAAATGGGCACAGTAGCAGGATCAGTTGCTCCCATGATGGAAGAACATGATCATGACGCATGGTTGGCAAGAATAAAAACACTAGCATTGATCAAGTAATATATACTAGATGAATTTTGATTGTTATGCCATAACCACTTGGCCTGGTTATGCGTTCCAAACTGCGCTGTGTATCAAATCCATAGTGCAGCACTTTCCAGTAAAGCCCATTCATGTCATAGTAGATACCAATCATGCACATGAAGTTGATCCTTGGCCAAATTTCTTTGAAGACATACAAACTTATCTAGGTCAGCAATACTGGCAGTTTGATAATTTGGTATACCACCGTGTGGATGATGTACCACTGATTGACAAGTGTAAAGTGGGATGGTGGCGCCAGCAGTTGGTCAAACTCAATCTTGATCAATACCTACCTGGCGATTCGTGGCTGATGGTGGATGCAGACATCATCTTTGAACAAACATTAGAGTTTGATACTGTGCCAGTCAAAATAGATCATCTGTATGCGCTTGAGACAGATCCAATCACACTGGGTAATCGAATGTATGTTCAGTACATGTTGAACAGTAAACACGATCAAATCTTACATGAAGATTTTCCAGCCTGTGCCAGCGCAGTACCATTTAGACAACTTGATCGAAAGTTGTTGACTCAGTTGAGAAACACAGTAGAACAGTATCACAATCAAAACTTTACTCAATTGCATTTAGACCTGCTGGAAAGCGAACAGATAGTGGCCATGGATATTGACTGCAAAAAAATGGTCATGAGTGAATTTGAATTGATTGAAGTGTACCGGCGCTATCTATCCGATACACCATTGCCGTTAAAGCCAGTGGGCTGGAGTCATACGTTTGCGTTAGAATGCACTGGCGACTATCGTTTTCGACATTCTAGTTTGGCAGATTGGGCACTTGGAAGAGAATGGTTGGAGGCACAGCATCTCCAGATAACTGATGCTCAATGGCAAATGAGCAAACACTTTCAAGAAAATATGCCGCATTTGCGTAAATGACATAAATACACTTGACGAAAGCACAAAAGAAGCATATACTTACGTTGTATGCAACATTATGTTGACGTCACAGGCAACTAACATCTAATTTTTAGATTGGCATATACATAGGCAACTTTTTTAAGGAGAAACATACTATGGCATCTTTAGCAGAAATCAGAGCAAAACTACAGGCAGCGGAATCAAAACAAGGTGGGCAATCCGCCGGCGGAGACAATTCAATTTATCCGCATTGGAATATGGAAGAAGGCCAAGCAGCCACATTACGCTTCCTCCCCGACGCTAATACAAAAAACACATTCTTCTGGCAAGAACGAGCAATGATTCGTTTGCCGTTCAACGGCATCAAAGGAGAGATGGAGAGCAAGCAGGTTATGGTACAAGTACCCTGTGTTGAAATGTGGGGCGACGCTTGTCCTATTTTGGCAGAAGTACGTACTTGGTTCAAGGACAAGAGCCTTGAAGACATGGGTCGCAAGTACTGGAAAAAACGTTCATACATCTTCCAAGGCTTTGTGCGTGAGAATCCCTTGGCAGACGACAAGTCACCAGAAAACCCAATCCGTCGATTCATCATCGGTCCTCAGATCTTTACCACCATCAAAGGTGCGTTGATGGACCCTGAACTGGAAGAATTGCCAACTGACTTCATGCGTGGCTTGGACTTCCGTGTCAGCAAAGGAGCCAAAGGTGGGTTTGCTGACTACAATGGTTCAAAGTGGGCACGTAAAGAGTCTGCACTAACAGAAGCTGAACAAGCAGCCATTGAAAAACACGGCTTGTATGATTTGAGCACATACTTGCCCAAGCGTCCCGGCGATGTTGAACTCAAAGTAATTAAAGAGATGTTTGAAGCATCAGTAGATGGACAGCCATACGACACTGAGCGTTGGGGGCAATACTTCCGTCCTGCTGGTGTACAAGCACCTGGCGCTGCTGCCGGTGATGCCGAAGACACCCCAGCACCTGCTGCCAAACCAGCACTGAAGGTTGCCGCTCTGGCAGCACCTGTAGCAGACGATTCATTTGACGAGGAGCCAGCACCTGCTGCCGCACCTGTGTCAGCAGCCAAGCCAAGCGGCAATGCCCAAGACATCTTGGCCATGATCCGTTCACGTCAAAACAAGCAGTAATTTCTGTACCAACACAAGGGGGCAACCTCTTGTGTTCTTCTATTTTTATAACAGGTGATACATGGGAAAACCCTTCGACGTCTCAAAATTCCGCAAGGAAATTACCAAATCAATCGACGGCCTATCGATTGGTTTTAATGATCCAACAGACTGGATCTCAACAGGCAACTACGCACTGAACTATTTGATCTCAGGAGACTTTAATCGTGGCATTCCACTGGGCAAGGTCACTGTGTTTGCCGGAGACTCCGGCGCAGGTAAAAGTTATATCTGCTCAGGCAACATCGTGAAGAACGCACAAGAGCAAGGCATCTTTGTGGTGCTGATTGATAGTGAGAATGCACTAGACGAAGATTGGCTCAAGGCACTTGGCGTTGACACAAGTGACAGCAAGTTGCTCAAATTAAGCATGGCCATGATTGATGATGTGGCCAAAACTATCTCCACATTCATGAGTGACTACAAGGCCTTGCCAGATGGCGAGCGTCCCAAGGTTATGTTTGTGATTGACTCCCTGGGCATGTTACTAACACCCACTGATGTGAACCAGTTTGATGCAGGCGAAATGAAGGGTGATCTAGGACGTAAACCCAAAGCTCTCACCGCCTTGGTGCGTAACTGTGTGAACATGTTTGGTTCATACAATGTGGGCTTGGTTTGTACCAACCACACATACGCAAGCCAGGATATGTTTGACCCTGATGATAAAATCTCCGGCGGTCAAGGTTTCATTTACGCCAGCTCAATTGTTGTGGCCATGAAGAAGATGAAGCTGAAAGAGGACGAGGACGGCAACAAGATCACTGACGTGATGGGTATCCGTGCAGGCTGTAAAGTAATGAAAACACGCTATGCCAAACCCTTTGAAGGTGTGCAAGTTAAAATTCCTTACACAACAGGCATGAGTCCTTACTCAGGTCTTACTGACTTGATTGAGAAAAAAGGCCTGCTGAAAAAAGAAGGCAACAGCTTGGTGTTTACTACCAGTCATGGTGAAATTATCAAGAAGTTCCGCAAAGGATGGGAACGCAATGATGACAACTGCCTTGACACCGTGATGAAAGACTTTGGAAATATCAAGGAAGAGGTAAGTACCGGTGAGGAGGAAGCAGAATGAGCGAAGCAATAGCAGCAGAAATTTGGGGCGAACTCAAGCGATTTGTTAACACCGTTGACCGCCAGGAGGCTGCAGAGACTGTGGTTCAAATTTTAATGGACAATGACAGTGATGTTGAGGATATCCGCAACGCTTTCAAAGGCGATAGTGATATTAAACGAGCACTTACTGCATACCTTGACAACGACAAAGATTACTCAGAAGACGAAGAAGAGGATCCTGAAGAAGAGGATTACAACGCCGACGACTGGGAAAACTGATGTGGTATAGTCGAGTAGTTGCCAGTCTTGGTGCTATTCCAGACTTTATAGCACACTACGAGCGCGAAATAGATGATGCTAAAAAAGACTGCCGCATCGCTGGTTTAGTAGAAAAAAACATAACAGCACTCCCGGGTATTACTGAGTTTAGATACAACCAGCTTCAAGAGATTGAAGCTGTGTTGAACTATCTCAATATTCAACTGCGCAAAATACGTAGAAAGCACTTTCAAAAGTACCTGGAAGGATATGCCCGTGCGCTTACCAGTCGAGATGCTGAAAAGTATGTGGATGGTGAAGATGAAGTTATTGATTACGAAACCATAATCAACGAAGTAGCATACCTACGCAATCGTTGGCTGGGCATCATGAAGGGCCTGGATACCAAGCAGTGGCAAATGGGCCACATTGTGCGCCTAAGAACTGCTGGTATGGAAGACATACAGGTATGAAGCAAGAGCAGTTTGAGCAAAAAACTCAACAAGCGGTAAGCCAACAAGAACAACTTGAATTGCGATGGCAGCAGTCTCGCAGCCAATTAACTCCTGAAGAGCTGGCGTGGCAAAATGAGTTAGAAGAAATACAACTTGTAATGTTGATTGTTCTAGTTGCAAGTTGGATTGCCTACTGGTATTTTTCAATACACTTGTAATTGCAATCATACATAACAGTATGAAAATCGTACTTGTAACAGGGGGCTTTGACCCGCTACACTCTGGGCACATTGCCTATTTCAAAGCTGCCCGCACACTGGGCGACATGTTAATTGTGGGGCTCAATTCAGATGAATGGCTTACACGCAAAAAAGGTCGGCCATTCATGCACTGGACGGAAAGATTGTGTGTGATAAACAATCTTGCCATGGTAGACGAAGTTTATACATTTGACGACGCAGATGGGTCGGCCAAAGAATTCATACGTCAAGTTAGAGCACACTATCCTGACGCAAAGTTAGTATTTGCCAATGGTGGCGATCGTACTGACAAAAACATTCCTGAGATGGATGTAGTAGATAGTAATTTGGAATTTGTGTTTGGTATAGGTGGCGAAGATAAAAAGAATTCTAGCTCATGGATTCTTGAAGAGTGGAAAAAGCCCAAGACAGATCGCTCTTGGGGATACTATCGTGTGCTACATGAAGTTGGTGCCAACACCAAACTGAAAGAACTCACTGTTACACCTAAAACTTGTTTGAGCATGCAACGGCATGACAAGCGAGCAGAGTTTTGGTTTGTAGCAGAAGGTGAGGCTACAGTATACACACTGGATTCCAGCACCGATAGAGATCTCAAAGATCATATGACTGTGCATGAAGCCTGTTGGATCCATCGCAATGAGTGGCATCAACTGTGCAATGAAACAGATCGTCCGCTTAAACTGATTGAAATACAATTTGGAGAAGATTGTGTGGAAGAGGACATTGAACGCAAATGAAACCAATTCCTATTTTTGTAGGGTATGACCCACGAGAAGCAATTGCATACCATACCTGTGTAAATTCAATCATTCGCAACAGCAGCCAACCAGTGGCCATTGTGCCAGTGGCACTGAACCTGTTTCGAGACTATAGCGAAACACATACAGACGGCAGCAATCACTTTATCTACACACGATTCCTTGTGCCACATCTCATGCAATACGAAGGTTGGGCAATATTCATTGACGGCGACATGATTGTACGCGGAGATATTGCGGAACTTTGGAACCTACGAGAATATGACAAAGATGTTATGGTAGTCAAGCACGATTACAAAACACGTATGACTGAAAAATATCTTGGCGCCAAGAACGAAGATTATCCACGCAAGAATTGGTCAAGTGTGATACTGTGGAATTGTAACAGTCATCCCAATAGACGTCTCACATCTGAATTTGTGCAAAAAGCCACAGGTGCTGAACTACATCGCTTCTCGTGGCTAGAAGACAAACGCATAGGCGAACTACCGCCAGAATGGAATTGGTTGCCTGATGAATACGGGCCAAACCCCGACGCCAAGCTCTTACACTATACCTTGGGCACTCCATGCTTTCACGAGTTTGCTGATACGCCACAAGGCAACGAGTGGCATCGGGAACGCATGCTCACTGATTATTGTCAACAAAGGTTGCCGGAATGACAGACTGGGAACTCGAAGACGAAACAACATATATTACACCCCCGCCTCCTGCACCACCTGCGCCGCCTGATCCGCATGTGTTGGACCAGGCAGTCTTAGAGATTCGAGAACTATTTAAAGACATATTGAAATATCGTGTGGATCCCGAAGGTGTGTATTACGGCATTACGCTGGAAAAATTACAACAACAATTGGCTGCAATTCCAGTCAATCAAATTGTGGCACTAGATAGTGAATATAGATACGAAAGAAAAGGTCACATGTACGATCCTCTACTGCAAAGTTTTGTCCAAGGTGCCGGTGGACAAATTTCAACTTGGGAAAAACAACAAGATACCATGATTCCGGCTGTGTTGCGCGGTATCACCAAACGCAAACAAATGGAAGGCTGTCGTGCTGCCGGTAGAGATTTTTACTATATGGACACAGGATATTTTGGCAACGGCAAACGCAAACTGTATCATAGAATCACCAAAAACGATGTGCAAAATTTTGGACCAATTATAGATAGACCCGGTGACAGACTGCAAGCAACTGGATTTCAACCACATAAATTTTATCGTGGTACTAACATCCTCTTGGCCCCACCCAGTC